CTAATCATTCCCAAGCCACGAGAGGCAGCACCCGAGGAAGCGGGGCGGATACTGGGAATGAATGGCCGGTTGGCTGGCTCCGGCCCAAGCGTCACCCGACGTGCGGCACAAATAGCCAGCGCCCCTTAGATTTCGCTTCCTCACCCATGGAGGACGCCCATGCACTACAAGAACGGTCGGGAAGCAAAGAACGGCGACAAGGTGGTACTCGTCCCAACGCACGGCTCACCGACAGTCGGGATCCTGTACGACGCCACCGCTGGCAACGACTACTGCAACGGGAGGCTGGCGCCGATCAGCCCGAGCGATCCGTGCCCCAATTTGAAAGAGGTGCTCCACCTGGACGATGTCCTCGCGGCATTGCCCGCTGAGGTGCCGGACACGTCGAAGGCGAGCGTGTAGCTAGGAAGGCCACCGGTACGCACCACCGGTCGAGCGCGGGCGGGAGCCGCGTATGAGAGAGGTCCATCGCCCGGAACGATGGGCCTTTTTCATTGTGTCGGCTTGTTAGGGGCGGTACGTTTCGGGCGATCTCTTGCGCGTTGCTCGACGGCTCGACCCACACTCGCCGAGGCGACTCCATGGCTACGTTCTCCACCGACGTCGGCGTTGAACCGGCGTACATTGACTTCATAGACATCGGCGCCGGGTACGGCGTCCTCAGCGTGCCTGTCGACGGGTTCTTCCCTGGTGACGTGGTGCAGCTGGCCGCGTTATCGATCGCCCCGTTCGCGGGCGGTCCGGCTGTCATTACCGGCTCGGTCGACATGGTGCAGCGCACCGCCGGGTTCCTGGAGTACACGAGCGCGACGTCGATCTCGGCGCACTTCACGCTCACCGCGGCCAACATCGCCACGATCGCCGCGGGCGCGTTCCAGTACAGCGTGACCGTCTCGGTGCTCAGGAACGGCGTCACTGAGACCCGCCAGGTGCAGATCGGCAACATCGCCGCCCGGACGTCGCTGACGCCGCCGTCGCCGCTGATCGTCGCCGACATTGTGATGAGCGGCGGACCGGTGAGCGGCGGGATCGGCACCACCGCACCGCTCACCGCGGTCGCGTACGACGCGCTCGGCAACGTGATCCCGACCGCGGTCATCACCTGGAGTTCGTCCAACCCGCTCGTCGCGCAGCCGGACCAGTCGGGGCTCGTCTCGTTCCTGCTCCCTGGCTCGACCACGATCATCGCCGCCAGTATGGGGGTTCAGGCGACGACAACGGCCACGGCCAACGACCCCGCGTTCGTGGCGCCAAGCAACAAACAGGTGGCGGGATGGCTCACGTCCGACGCGGCGTGGTTGCCGCATAGCCTCGACGCCAGCTGGATCGCGCCCGGTACGTTCGCCGCGGGCGGCGGTGCGCCGTTCATCTTCCCGAACCCCGTCCAGGCCACGAGCTTCGCGGGCGATGGCTCGGCGCTGACTAACCTGGCCGCCGCCGCGGTGGCTGGCGTGCTCCCCGTCGCGCATGGCGGGACCGGCGTGGCAAGTCTCGCTGCAGGGAACCTCCTGGTCGGCGCGGGGACTGGTGCCATGACCGCGCTCGCGCCTGGGGCTGTGGCCGGGTTCGTCCGCTCAGACGGCACCACGTGGACCCGAGCGGCCATCGTCGCCGCGGACGTGTCGGACCTGACCACCGCGGCGACCGGCATCACAAAGTTGGGGACCGTGAACACCGGCACGTGGCAGGGCGGATCGATTGCCACCACGTACACCGACGCCAAGATCAAGACGGTCACCGGCACGCTGAACCGGCTGACAGTCGGTGGCACATCGACCGACCCAACGTTCGACGTGTCAATAAGTTACGCGGGCCAGGCGACCATCACGACGCTCGGCACCGTGGCAACCGGCACGTGGCAGGGCTCCGTGATCGCCACGGCGTACACCGCGGCCAAGGTGGCAACCGTGACCGGCACCCTCAACCGGCTCACCATCGGCGGCACCGCGACGGACCCGACGTTCGACATCGCGGCCACCTATGTCGGCCAGACCTCGATCGTGACGCTCGGCACCGTCACCACGGGCACGTGGAACGCGTCCGTGATCTCCACTACGTACACGAGCGCGCAGCTGATCGACCTGACCGGCACGAGCTCGCGGATCGTCATCGGCGGCACGTCGACGCACCCGACCGTGGACATTTCCGGCGCGTACATCGGCCAGGGGAGCATTACCACCCTCGGGACGATCACCTCCGGCGTCTGGAACGGCACCGCGATCGCGGACGCGTACCTGGCGGCGCTCTCGGCGTCCAAGCTGACCGGCACCACCCTCCCGGCCTCGATCGTCACGTCGTCGCTCACCACGGTCGGGACGATCGGCACCGGGACATGGCAGGGCTCCGCGATTGCGAACGCGTACCTCGCCTCCGGGATCGACGTGGCGAAGCTGACCACCGGCACCACGCTCCCGTCGAACGTGGTCACCTCGTCGCTCACCACGGTCGGCGTCATCGGGTCGGGCACGTGGCAGGGCGCGGTGCTCTCCTCCACCTACGGCGGGACCGGCGTGAACAACGCGGGCGCAACCATCACGCTCGGCGGAAACCTGGTACACGCGGGGGCGTTCTCGACCACCATCACCGTGACTGGCACGACGAGCGTGACGCTTCCGACCAGCGGTACGCTTGTCAATTCCGCGGTGACGACCCTCTCCAGCCTGGTCTCGGTCGGCACGATCACCACCGGCACGTGGAACGCCACGCCGATCGCCAACGCGTACATCGCCAGCGGCCTCGACGTGACCAAGCTGACCGCGGGCGCGACGTTGCCTGGGAACGTGACGGGCTCGAGCCTGACTAGCGTCGGCACGATCGGGACCGGTGTCTGGCAGGGCTCCAGCATTGCCACCACGTACACGGATGCGAAGGTGAAGACAGTCGCCGGTACCGTGAACCGCCTGACCATCGGGGGGACGGCCACCGACCCGACGTTCGACGTGTCCGCGGCGTATGTCGGCCAGGCGACGATCACGACAGTCGGGACGATCACCACCGGCACGTGGGCGGGGACCACGATCGGGACGCCGAACGGCGGGACCGGGCTGACCGGCTACACGCTCGGCGACCTCATCTACGCGCTCAACACCAACGCGCTCGCCAAGCTGGCCGGAAACACGACGGTCACGCAGAAGTTCCTCAGCATGACCGGCGACGGCGTGAACGCCGCGGCGCCGTCCTGGCAAGCGATCTCGATCACCACGCTCCCGTCGCTCACCCTCACCGGTACGCTCACCAGCACGCTCGGGACCGTCACCGCGTCGACCCCGTGGCTCTCCAGCACTGCCAGCTGGAACAATGCGGGCGTGACGTTCACACACCAGCTAGTCAACGTCTTCGACTCGGCGAGCGCCGCGGGCTCGCTGCTCGCGGACTGGCAGGTCGGCAGCGTGAGCCAATGGAAGGTGAGCAAAGGGGGCGCCGTCACTCAGGCGGGCGCCCTGACCGTCTCCGCTGGCGGCCTCACCGTGACGGGCAACTCGACGATCACCGGGACGCTCGGCGGTCTGACCGGTGTCACCGTAGCGTCCGGCGGCATAACGGTCACCGGCAACTCGACGATCACGGGGACACTCGGCGGTCTGACGGGGCTCACGGTCGCATCCGGCGGCCTCACGGTCACCGCGGGGACGACCGCGGTCCAAGCGCTCACGGCCACCACCCTCGGGATGACGGGCGCCCTGACCGGCGCGACGACCGGCGCGTTCTCGTCCAGCGTGACGGTCGGGTCGACCCTCTCGATCGGGAGCACGGTGGCTGCCTCGGGGATCCTCCGGCTCCCAAACAACCAGGCCATCAACAGTCGGAACGCGGCGAACAGTAGCGACGTCGGGATCGCGTTCATCGACGGCAGCAACGTCGCCACCTACGGATCGTCCGCGGCGTCGATCTCCCTGGCTGCCGCCACGGCGGTCACGGGGACGCTTTCCAGTAGCAGCACGCTCACCGTCGCCGCGGGCGGTATCTCGGTCACGAGCGGGAGTATCACGCTGGCGGCGAACGGTGCAGAGATCAACGCCACCTTCGGCGGCGTCACGACGATGCACTACAAGGTGGACGCCTCCGGCGGTCTGATCCTGGTCGACGGCTCCAACGCGATCCGGCTCCGCACAAATAGCGTCGACCGGCTCACCGTGAGCGGGGCGGGCCTCGTGACGCTGGCGAATGGACTCACCGTCTCGGCCTCGGGCGCGTCGATCACCGGGAATAGCTCGGTGACCGGCACCTTCCAAAGCAGTAGCACGTTGACCGTGACCGCGGGCGGGATCTCGATCACGGGGAATAGCACGATCTCGGGCACGCTCGGCAGCCTCACCGGACTTACTGTCGCGTCCGGTGGCGCCTCGATCTCTGGTGGTGCCTTATTGCCAGGCTCCGGCGGCTCGCTCGCGGGGACGGGGTTTCTCCGGTTCGGGGACTCGAACAGCGGGGGCTCTCGGGATTGGGCGATCGCCAATGGTGCCAGCGCGACGGGGGTCAGCCAGATCGGCGTCCTGACGTTCAATATCTCGACGGCGCTCTCCGGTGATCCGCTCGCCGCCGGGACCGAGATCATGCGGCTCCTCGCTGGTGGGATGACCCTCACCACCGGGACGTTTACGGTGAGCAATGGGACGTCGTCCTCGCTGGCCGCGCAGTTCACGAACAGCGACGGCACGAACGGCTACGGGGTCAAGATCAATGCGAGCGGCACCTCGGCCACCCGCTACGCGCTGCGAATCAATAACGTGGCCGACAATGCGACGTTCTTCACGGTCAACACGACGACGGGATCGGTGGGGTTTGTCGGGATCGGGACGTCTGCTCCTGACACGCTGTTCCACGTCGCCGGAGCGTCTCACCTCGCTGGTACCACGACGGTCACCGGCTCGCTCACTGCCTCGGGGGCGTTCGGCTGTAACGGAGCCACCGCACAGACGGCGTTTGCGTCGGGAGGGGCCGCCCCCGCGGGAGGGACGGGCGCGACCGCTGGAGCGTATGACACCGCGGCGCACCGTGACGCGATGATCACGCTCGTCAACAATATGCGGACGGCACTCGTCAACGTCGGGCTTATGAGCTAATCGGCTGGCTGAGTCTCGGGCGGTGTCTGTATATTGGCAGCGTCCGAGGTTCTACCATCACTTTCGATCGAGGCTCGACCATGGCCCCCGCTGCTCCCCCCGCCGCAAAGGACACCACGACGTTCTATCTGAAAAAGAGCGCGATCCGCCCCGCGCTCGTCGCTATTAACCAACTCCAGCAGCGGGACGACCTCCCCGGCAAGATGGCCCGCAAGGTCGGTCGTATCCGGCGTGCGCTCTCCGCGGCGGACGAGGAGATACAGGCGCAGCGCCAAGACCTGGTCGTCGCACACGCGGAGAAGTACCCCGAGGGCCACGAGCTCGCGGGCAAGCCGACGCCCGCGTACATGGTGAACGAGAAAGGCGAGCCCGTGTTCAAGAAGGACGCGCAGGGGAACGACACCGAGGAGCGGATCGTCGTGCCGGACCAGTACAACATCCTGGACCCGATGGCGTTCAACAAGGACTGGCGCGAGATGCTGGAGGAGGTCATGGTGGTCGCGTGCCCGTGCTTCCTGGCGCCCGCCGACAGCAAGGAGGGGATCCCCGAGCTCGAACGGTTCAAGGGGATCAAGGGCGCGATCGTCGACCCGCTGCTCGACCTGGAGGAAGGCGCCGACACCACGATCGCGCCCGAGGAACGGAAGCCGCTCGCGCTGGTGCCCGAGGGTGAGGCCGCCACCGCCGCAGACGGCCCCGTGTTAGAGCCTGACATCGGCGGCGAGCAAGAGACCGCCGGGCAGTAACCCGCCATGGCAGCGCCGGTGCTGCCATCGCTGACTGCCATCCAGGCGCGGAAGGCGCGGCTGTCCCTGGCCGCGTTCTTCCGCTACTCCTGGCACGTACTCGAACCGCCCGAGACGCCGCTCGTCTGGAATTGGCACCTCCAGGTGGTGTGCGATCACTTCCAAGCGCTCCTGGAAGGGCGGCTGGCGAAGAACAACCTGGCCGTCAGTATCCCGCCGGGCTCGTCGAAGAGCCGCATCATGGCGGTCGCGCTCCCCGCCTGGTGGTGGATCGACCACCCGAGCTTCCGGTGGATATTCTCCAGCGGTAACCCTCGCGTCTCGACCCGCGACTCGCTCAACTGCCGCACGCTGATCGAGTCGGAATGGTACCGCTCCTGGTTCCGGCCCGACTGGCGCATGGCGAGCGACCAGAACGTCAAGACGCTGTACAAGAACACGTCGGGCGGGTTCCGCCAGGCGCTCTCGTCGAACGCCAAGGTGACCGGCGACCGCGCCGATTTCCTGGGGATGGACGACCTCCTGGACGCCGCGGAGGGCGAATCGCGCACGGCGCGGGAATCGATCACCACCTGGTACGACCAGGCGTTCGGGTCGCGGCTGAATAACATCCGCACCGGCAAGCGCGCCATGATCGCGCAACGGCTCCACGAGGGCGACCCGCTCGGCCACGTGATGAAGTCGGGCGACTGGGAGCTCCTCTCGATCGCCGCGGAATACAAGCCGCCGAAAGCGCCACCGCCGACCGAGGCGAACCCGACGCCGGTCGCGCCGACGAAGCACGTCACGTCGCTCGGCTGGACCGATCCGCGCACCGAGGAGGACGAGCTCCTGGATCCAGTCCGGCTCCCCGTCGACGTGCTCGCCGCGGAGAAGCGGCGCCTCGGGACGCGTGGCTATGCGGCGCAGTATCTCCAGATGCCCGCGCCAGCCGAGGGCGCGATCATCAAGCGGGCCTGGCTCCAGAGCTACCGCACGCCGCGGGATGCGGACGGCGCGCCGCTCGCGCCCGCGCTGCTCTGTAAGGCGCTCGGGATCACGCAGATCGTCCAGGGGGTCGACACCGCACTCAGCGCCAAGACCTCAGCGGACAACACGGCGGACGTGACGATCGGCGTGGCGCCGTCGCGCTATTACATCCTGGACGTGTACGCCGAGAAGGTCGAAGCGCCGGTGGCGAAACGGGACGTCGCCATGCTCCAGGCCAAGTGGGCGGCCACCGCGGTCGTCATCGAGGGCGGCAGCGCGCACAGTGGCAAGGCGATCGTGCAGGAGTTCCGCCGCGAGACGACGCTCCCCGTGATCGAGGTCACGCCGTCGATCGACAAGGTCGCCGCGATGAACGTGGTCGCGCCAACGGTGGAGGCGCTCACCGTCTACGTCCCCGACGATCAGCCGTGGTCGAGCGACTTCATCGACTGGCTCTGTACGTTCCCCGCAGGGCTGCACGACGACGTGCCGGACGCGTTCCGGCTCGCGCTCGGGTACATCATCACGGGCGGCGGTGGGATGGGCATGTGGGAATGGATGCGGCGCCAGGCCGACGCGGCGAAAGCAGAGCGCCCGACGGCGTAGGTCTCTTTACAACTCTGGCCGGTTGTAATTCGATCACAAGAAAACGCACGCGTGACGGCGAGCCTCGCGGGCGATATTATTCTCCCGACATGGTCAGACCGGATCGCTCGGCGGGTCCGCAGGTTGTCAACTCACCCCTTGCGAGGTTCTCGATATGATCACCCTACACGCACCGACCGGGATCTCCCAAGGGAGCACGGTCATTCTCCGCGACGGCTCGACCACCACGGTCGACGCCAGCGGCAACGTCTCAGTCGACGCCACGAACGCGCTCCCGCTGATCGCGGGCGGCTGGCAGATGACCGGGTCGTCGTTCTCAGCGACCGCCGGGATCTTGTTCTCGCAGATCGCCAAGATGCTCAGTGATCGCGTCCTCGGGAAAGCGGGGCTCGTGATGGGGTCCACGAATACCCGGCTCGCCAACATCGCGGTCGGGTTCCAGATCGGCGCCGCCGCGGCTGGCGTGAATACGTACAAGGCCGCCGCCGCGGTCGCCGCCGGTACCGCGCTGCCCGCCGGGACGGTCCCCGCCGACCAGTGGGCGATCTACCTGCTCTCGGTGAACGCGTCCGACACCAAGGCGATCACCCCCGGCGCGGCCAACTTCACCACCGGCTACGCCAGCGAGGCCGCGGCGATCGCCGCACTCCCCGCCACCCCCGCCGCGAGCGCCGCGCTCGGGTATATGACGCTCAAAACGGCCACCGGCCAGCCGTTCGTCGACGCGACGGACGCACTCGCCACGGGAACCGGCGGCAACCCCGCCAGCGTGACCAATTATTACGACGCCGGTCTGGCGTACTAGCACCGGCGCCTGAGCGATGGCGCAAGCAAAAACGGGCGGTGTCGCTCGGATCGGTAACCCCCCCAACATGCCAACCGGCACGAGGGGGGAGGCCCGTGGCGCGGAGGGAACCGTCAAGCCGATCAACCCCGCGGCGCTCGATGCGATCGCGCTGAATCGCTCCGGCGTGCGGTCCGGGTTCGACGGGCCATGGTTCCCGCCGCTCGATCCGTTCACCCCCCAGGCACCGGATAGCACCCGCGGGCGGGCGTTCGACTACCCGTACGGCGTCAACATCGCGTACCAGCCGCGGCAGGAGCCCGGCGAAAACACGATCTCGTTTGAAATGCTCCGGCGCCTGGCTGAACCAGCGGCGGGTGGTCTCGACCTCCTCCGGCTCGCCATCGAGACGCGCAAGGACCAGATGAAGGCGCTCCGGTGGAAGATCGTCGGGCGCGAGAAGGACGACGACGGCGGACCAGGGGCGCGGCTGCTCGAGCAGATATTCCGCAAGCCGGACGGGATCAGCACGTGGCGCAACTGGATCGGGAAGCTCCTCGAGGATCACTACGTCATCGACGCGAACGCGGTGTACATCCGCCCGAGCGGAAGCGGCGTGCTATTCGAGACGATCGACCCCGCGCTGATCAAGCTGTTAATCGACAACCAGGGGCGCACGCCAGTCCCGCCGCTCCCGGCCTATCAGCAAGTGTTGAAGGGGATCCCGTCCGTCGAATACACGACGGAAGACCTCGCGTATTACATGGACAACCCGCGATCGAATCGCATGTACGGATTCTCGCGGGTGGAGCAGGTCGTCGGGATCGTCACGATCGCGCTGAACCGCCAGCTGTCGGTGCTCAACTACTACACGAGCGGCACCGTCCCCGACATGATGATCGGCGTCCCGGATACGTGGAACCCCGACCAGATCCGCCAGGCGCAGGAATGGTGGGACTCGCTCCTGTCTGGCAACCTCGCCGAGCGGCGCAAGGCCCGGTTCTATCCCGGGCAGATGAAGCCGTTCGAGACCAAGACGGAGGTGCTCAAAAACGAGTTCGACGAATGGCTGGCCCGCGTCATTTGCTACTGCTTTTCGCTGCCGGTCCAGGGGCTCGTGAAAGAGACCAACCGCGCCACCGCTGAGACGGCCAAGGAAACCGCGGCGGAGGAAGGGCTGGAGGCGACCAAGGGGTACGTCCAGGACGTGATCGACGACCTCCTGCTCCGCGTCGGGCGTCCAGACTTGCGCGCCGCGTGGGACGACGAGGAGATCGTCGACGCGGAGGTGAAAGCCAAGGTGATCGTCTCGTATTTCGGCGGTACGACCGGCGCGAGCAAGCCGATCCTGACGCTCGGCGAGGCCCGCGAAATGGCCGGACTCCCGCCAGCCACCCCCGAGCAGCTGGACGAGCTCCAGCCGCCAGAGCCGGAACCGCCGCCGATGTTACCAGCTGGTGCACCGGGCGCTGTACCTGCATCGACAGGCAAACAGCCGCCGGCAAAGGGTGCGCCCCCAGGGAAACCCAAGCCTGGTGCACCGCAACCTCCAGCCGGGACGAAACCGAAAGGCGACGTCGCCAAGGCGGCGCGCAGCGCTGCCGGGAGGTCACTTCCCGCGGTCCCAACGAATCGCAAACTCACGGCTCGCGTCCAGCGGGGAGTAGGGGCTGCAGCGGGGCGCGTGCTGCGCGCCCAACGGAAAGCGGTGGTTGCGATGATCCGCGACCGCGCTCAGAAACTCGCCAAGGTGTCGGAAGATGACATCAACCAGGCGCTCCGGGCGCTGGAGGACACGCCCTGGGATGATGACGCCCGCGAGCGGCTGCGCGCACTCATCGAGGCGCTCGCCACCGAACGCGCCCAGGCCGCACTCGACCACGTGGGCGACTATGTCCCCGGCACCGACGACGCGTTCGCGGCGCTCCTGGAGCAAGCCAACGACGAGGCGATCGCCTGGGCGGAAGCGCGGATCGGTAACCTGATCACGGAAGTCAGCGACACCACGCGGGACGCCGTGAACGAGCTCACCGCCGCGGCCATCCGGGACGGGCTCACGAACGACGAGCTCGCGCAACAGATGGCGGACGGGTTCGGGTTCTCCGACGCTCGAGCGCAGATGATCGCCCGCACCGAGACGGCCAACGCCGACGTGGCGGGGACCATGATCGGGTTCCGCGCCTCCGGCGTGGTGACCGGCAAGAGTTGGGATCCCGACGACGACCCGTGCCCGGAATGCCAGGCCAATGCCGACGAGGGGGTGATCGCGCTCGATGACGTGTTCCCCTCCGGCGACGACGCACCGCCCGCGCACCCCAACTGCGAATGCAGCGTGCTCCCGGTCGTCGATGATTCGCTGGTCGCCGACGTGCCCGCAGCTGAGGACGGCGGCGAGGGTTAGTTCTTGTGTCTGGCACCGCCAGATGTATTTTCCTTACGCGTCCCCTGTTCCCCTGGTTACCCGGAGCCTGAATGCCGCACCTACTTTGGGCGCCATTTTCCAAAGTTGAGGAGCAAGACGACGGCACGCTGAAAGTGTTCGGCGTAGCGTCCAGCGAGTCACGAGATTCTGACGGAGAGATCATCAAGGCCGAGGCCGTGCGCCGTGCCTTGCCCGACTATCTCGAATACGGGAACGTGCGGGAAATGCACCAGCCGATCGCCGCGGGTGTGGCGCTCGAGGCGAGCGTCGACGCGGACGGGATCACCAACTTCGGCGCGCATATCGTCGACCCGGGCAGCGTCAAGAAGGTGCAAACCGGTGTCCTGAAAGGGTTTAGCCTCGGCGGCAAAGTCACCAAGCGGAGCAAGACCGACAAGTCGGTGGTCGAGGGGATCACCCTCACCGAGATCAGCCTGGTCGATCGACCCGCGAACCCCGACGCCCGGATCACGCTCGCCAAAGCCGACAAGAGCGGCGCGCTCCAGATCGTCGACAAGGTGGCCGAGCGGAGCGACACGAGCGCCAGCGAGGGCGAGGGGAAGTACGGCGACGTGACGTTCGCCGACCCAACCAATAAGAAGTACCCGATCGACACGGTCGAGCATATCCGCGCCGCGTGGAATTACATCAACAAGCCGAAAAACTCGGGCAAGTACAGCGCGAAAGATGCGTCGGCGATCAAGCGGCGGATCATCGCCGCGTGGAAAGCGAAGATCGACAAAGACGGTCCGCCAAGCGCGGCCAAAACCACGGAGAAAGCCATGGCGGGCGAGGACTTACACAAGGGGCTGTATGACGTGTCCCGGCTGGCTGATCTACTCCAGGGACTTTTCTGGTGCTATAATAGCTCCAGACTAGAAGCGGACATGGAGGGCGACGGGTCAAGCGTCCCCGGCCAACTCCGCGAAGGTTGCATCATGATCGCTCGCTCGTTGCGTGACATGGTCGAGGAAGAGACGGCGGAGTTGCTCGGTCTCGGGACGCTCGACGATGACGACCTGCTCGACAGCGCCGCCAAGGCGATCGCCGCTGGCGATCTCTGCAAGGCCGGACGCCGATTCTCGAAATCGACCGCTGAGGCGATCGGTGAGCTCCACAAAATGTGCAAGGACATGGAGACCGGGTTCGGAAAACTCGGTTACGATTCCACCGACGATAACGAGGGAGATGACATGGCAGACGACGCGAAGAAGGCAGCCGGGAGCGATGATCTCGCCAAGAGCATCACCGCGCTTACCGAGCGGCTCGAAAAAGCGGAAGGCTCGATCGAGAAGATGACCGGCGAGCTCACCAGCACCAAAGAGGCGCTGACCAAGGCGCAGACCGACCTGGGCGCAGTAACCACCGAGCGTGACCAGCTGATCGAGGAGTCGGCCAAGATGGTCGATTTCATCAAGGCGAAGGGCGCCATCCGCGCCGTCCCGAAGGAAGCCGACACCATCGGCAAGGGCGCCGACGGTGTGGACGAGAAGGACGAGGACTTCGAGTCCGCGTTCAAGAAGTCCATGAAGGCCGGGCCGATCACCCTCAACCGGAAAGTCGGCTAACCGCCGCGCCAAAGGAGAGTCGATTCCATGACCACCGCTGAAACGCTCGACGCCATCCGCAAGGCGATGATGACTCCGGTCGACATCGCCAAAGCTGGCGGGATCACCCAGGCCACCGGCCTGATCAACTATGACCTCCAGCGTCCGGCGCTGTTCCTGACGCCGTGGGGGAAGGTCGTCACGCCGCTCCGCAACGAGATCCCGCGGGTGAAGGGTGACGGCGGCACGGCCACCAACTGGCGCGCCATCACCGGCATCAACACCACCCGGATCCCGGCTGGTGTGTCGGAAGGGAACCGGAACGCGTACATCTCGCAGACCGTCGTCACGCGGACCTCGTCCTACATCGGCATCGGGTTCGAAAACTACGCGTCGTTCGAAGCCGAGTATGCCGCGGAAGGGTACGACGACGCGGACGCTCGCGCTGTCCAGGCCGCGCTCCGCTCGCTGATGATCTCTGAGGAGCAGATGATCGTCGGCGGCAACCAGTCGATCGCGCTCGGCACCACGCCGACGCCGACCGCCGCCGGAGCCGCCACCGCTGGCGCGCTCTCGGACGGGACGTACTACGTCGGGTGTGTCGCGCTGACGCACGACGGCTGGCTGAACGCCACCGTGACCGCCGGAGTCGTGCAGACGATCTCCCGCACGAACGCGGACGGGTCGACCGACACGTTGTACGGTGGGACCGCGGCGCCATCGGTCCTCTCGGCGGGTGTCACGCTCAACGCCGGAACCGCGGTGCAGCGCGTCACCGCGCACGTGGTACCGGTAACCGGCGCGATCGCGTATGCCTGGTACCTGGGGAACAGCAACACGCACCAGTACCTCCAGCAGATCACCACGATCAACTCGGTGAATTTCAACACCGCGCTGATCACCGCTGCGCGCCAGGACTTCCAAACCCTCGCCGCGACGGACAACTCCAAGAACGTCGTCGGCGGCACGTCGTACACGTTCGATGGCATCCTGTACACCTCCGCATTCGCGGGGACGGGTGCTTACCTCGCCACGCTGGCGACGGGGACGGACGGCGTCGGCACGCCGTTGACGACCGACAGCGCGGGCGGTGTGGTCGAGATCAACACCGCGTTCAAGTCGTTTTGGGACAACTACCGGCTCTCCCCCGACACTATTTGGGTGAACAGCCAGGAAGCGGGATCGATCAACAAGATCGTGATCGCGGGCGGCGGTGCGCCGCTGTTCCGGTTCAACGCCGACGCGTCGACGGCCAACTACGACATCACGGGCGGCGTGGTCGTCGGCTCGCTGATGAACAAGTACACCAACCAGTCGGTGCGCGTCCGCGTGCATCCCTGGGTTCCACCCGGCACGATCATGTTCACGAGCAAGGACATCGGCGCAGCCTATCCGATGAGCGGGCTCGGGAACGTGCTGGAGATCCGGTACCGCCAGGACTACTACCAGACCATCTGGCCGCTCCGCACTCGTAAGCGCGAGTTCGGGGTCTACGCCGACGAGGTGCTGATCGGGTACTTCCTCCCGGCGTTCGGAGCGATCACGAACATCGCGCCAGCGTAAGGCGCGGGACAGTAGGCCGACCCCTCGGGGTCTATCCGCGGGGCGGGCAGCCAGAACGCCCGCCCCGCTTTTCATTTCTCACATGGGGCTCGGGCGATGCTGGTTACTCTCTACGGGAAGGGCGCGGTCACTATCCACGGCGACCAGGCGGCGTATCATGCGGACAACGGCCAGATCACGGTGCCGGTGAAATTCGCCGCTCAGGTGCGGGCGCTCGGGTTCAGCGACTCGCCGCCGCCCGAGGGTGAGCATAATGCTACCGCCGCGGCCTCCAGCGTGCCCCAGGAGCCGCCGAAAGCTCCCCCCGCGGTCGTTGTGGCCGGTCCGGTCCTGGCGCCTCGTGGCGACCATTTCCGGCTGCGCGATGCGCTGATCGGCCTCGGCATGGCGGTCGAGCATTCCAACACCGCCGCCCGGGTCGATCACAAGACCGAGGACTACCTCGAGGGGCTGGCGTCCGGGTTGTCCGACGCTGAGGCCCGCGAGCTCGCGTACGGGTCCGAGGGGTAACCGATGCCCGGCAGCGACTTCACCAGCGTTGCTCAGGTGCGCCCGCTGCTCCTGCTCCAGCCGGGCGCGAACATCACCGAGGACCAGGCGCTCCTCCAGACGCTCGTCTCGGGGGTGTGTGAGGAGTTCCGATCGGTGCTCAACCGAGACCTGAACCTCGCCGACTACGTCGAGACGCGGGACGGTACCGGGACCAACATGCTCACGTTCCAGAATTACCCCGCGACCGCGGTGGCGAGCGTGCAGGTGGGACCGGGGCCGCAACTCATGAAAACGCTGGCGACCACCGACTATGTCTGGACGCGCACGGCGGTCAAGCTCCGGTCGGGGATCTTCGCGCCTGGTGTCGGCAACGTGATCCTCACCTACTCGGCAGGGTTCGCCACGATGCCCGCCGACCTCGTGCTCGCGGCGTCCAAGACGGTCGCCTATCGGTACCGCCAGCTGACCCGGCTCGGCCAGAACAGCAAGAACATGGGCCAGGAGACGGTGCAGTTCGAAACGGGCCAGTACACCAAGGACGTGCAGAACGTCCTCAACCAGTACCGCCAGGTGGTGCCCGTCTAATGGCTGGCGGCCTGATCCAAGGGCGGGTGATCGGCGGCGAGGCCGTCGAGCGGAAGTTCCTCACCGTCGCGCCGCAGGAGGTCCGCGTGCGCGTGCGCGCTGCCATCCGCGGGCTCGGCTACACGCTCCAGAGCGCCGTCGTCGGCGGGACGCTGAACGGCGGGGTGCTGAACCGCCGGTCGGGTCGACTGGCGCGCAGCGTCAACACACGATTCATCGAAGAGGGCGACGTTTTCCGCTCGCTGACCGGTTCGGCGCTCGTCTACGGGCGTGCCTGGGAGTTGGGCTTTCATGTACCGGAGCGAGACATTTACCCCGTGAAAGCGGGCGCCCTATTCTGGCCGGGTGCATCGCATCCGGTGCGGCACGTCCACCAGCCAGCGCGGGACCAGGCGGCCAAGCCGTGGCTCCGCCCGCCGCTCAACGCCATGCGGCCCGTCATCAAAGAGACGCTCGCCGCTGCCATGCGGGGGCTGTAGATGCCGATCAACCGCGAGGCGTGCTTCGCCGCGCTGTTCCAGCGGCTCCAGGCCGTGCCGGGGTTCAAGTTCACCTCGCGGGTGTTCCAGTCCTGGGACGATACGATGCCGCCCCAATGCCCGGCGATGTTCATGGTCAAGGACTTCGAGCGCACGGTGGCCGCGGCGCAGGGAATGCCGCCGCTGTTCGTCCTCACCGCTCGGGTGGTCATGTACGCCCGGAACGACGAGGGGCGGCTCGTCCCGCCAAGCACGCAGCTGAACGACTTGCTCGATGGCATCGACGCCGCGATCAAGCGCACGCCGGAAGAGGGACCAGTCGCCGGGGCCAACTTCCTGAACAATCCCCCCGGCACGTGGGGGACGTCACTCGGCGGGTTGTGTTACACCTGTCAGCGGCAGGGCGAGGTCATGATATTTGAGGGCATCATCGGCAGCGATGCCCAAGCCGTGGTGAAAATCGACATTTTAATCAGCGCCTAGCGCGGAGGATCGTATGCCAGCAGACGAACAGAACGACCAGGTCGACGGCGCGCCCGCCGCGGCCAAGGTTCCAGAGTTGCCCGACCACGTGGAAGCGGTGATCGCTGCCTGGTGGAGCTCGACGGTCGAGACCCTCGGCCCGCTCGTCACAACTCAGGCGTACAACGCGCTCGGCGTTGCTCACGCGAATCTACGGACCCAGCTCGCCACCGCGTTGCGGTAGGAGATCGACCCGATGCAATACAATTTCGGCACCGGCCTCCTCGAGTTCACCCCCGCGGGCGCGAATCCGACGCCGCTCCAGTGTGGCGTGCTCCAGGAAGTGTCGGTCGACATCGACCAGACGATGAAAGACCTCTACGGTCAGTACAAATTCCCGGTCGACACCGCGCTCGCGGACGGGAAGATCAGCGGCAAGGCGAAGTTCGGGATCATCTACGGCGCGATCGTCAACCAGGTGCTCTCGGGCTCCTCGCTGAACAGTGGCAGCACCGCGGCGGGGATCAACGAGGTCGGCACCATTCCCGGCTCCGGTCCGTACACCGTCACGGTCGCACAATCGGCCACGTTCGTCGAGGATCTCGGCGTCGTTGACGCGAACACCGGGCTCCGCATGATCCGCGTGGCGTCCGCTCCCGCGACCGGTCAGTATGCGGTCACCGCGGGCGTCTATACGTTCGCCGCCGCGGACACCGCGCACGTGGTGTGGATCAGCTACAGCTACACCACCGCGGGCGGCAAGACGGTCGTTTACAACAACCAGCTCATGGGTGCCGCGACGACCTTCACCTGCACGCTGTTCAACACGTACGCGGGCAAGCAGTTCGGGATCAAGCTCTTCGCCACCGTGTTCCCGAAGTTCTCGTACGCGATGAAGAACACCGATTACACGATGCCCGCGCTCGACTTTACAGCCCGAGCCGACGCGACTCAGCGCGTGATCGAACACTACACCACGGAGTAAGAGCGCGATGCCCGACAACGGCAAGCAGGTCACGATCGGGGGGAGGGTGTTCACCTTCTCCCCGATCACGTTAGGACTCATGCGGCGGTACCGGCTGCTCGACGACTTCAAGGTGGCGTCGGCGATCAAAGCAGCGGTGCCAACCGCGGAGGAGATCGAAGCGATGTTGCGGATCCTGCACGCGTCGGCGACGGTCGCGGAGCCCGAGCTCACGTTCGACCAGTTCTGCGCGGAAGGGTTCGACGCGCTCCCGTTCTTGGACGGGGTGATGGCGATCGCGGAGGCCATCCCGCCCGTGCTGAACATGACCGGCCTGGTCAAGAAACCGGGGGATGCGGCACCGGGGGAAGCTCCCGGCTCGCAGAGCTAAACCTTGCGGCGCTCTACGGGCAGATCATCACCGCAACCGGGTGGACGTACCCGGAGGTCGACGCGCTCTATCTTCCCGAGGTCGAGGAGTTGCTCGTGTACTGGACGACGAACCCGCCGCTGCACCAGCTGCTCGGCGGGATTCTCGCTGGTCTGAGCGGGCGCACATCGGAGGGGGCGACATTCAAGCCATCGACGCCGGAGGAGATCGAGGCGCTGGTTAATTCATTCGGGGGGAAGTAGCGATGGGGATCAGTGGCGGCGTAGCGGAAGGGGACGGCATCGTCGTCCAGATCACGGCGGCGATCCAGGGGTTGCTCTCCGGGATGAAGGAAAGCGCCGAGTCGGTGAACGCGGGCACGAAAGAAATGGAGGGCGCGTTCGAGGGGCTCGGGACCGTGATCTCTGCCGCGCTCGCGCCGCTGCTCCTGTTCACCGCCGCGATCGAGGGGCTCCACATCTTCCACGAGGCGATCGAGAACACCACCGAGCTCGCCGTCACCCTCGAGGTGCTCCACCAGAAAACCGGCATTGCGACCGAGACCCTCTCGGCCATGAAGTACGCCGCGGAGTTGTCGCACGTCTCATTCGACCAACTCGGGATCGCGTTGCAACGGATCGCCCGGAACATGGAGCAAGCCGCCCGCGGTGGCGCCGGACCGGCCACGCAAGCGTTCAAGGACTTAGGGATCGCCGTCGCCGATTCGAACGGGAAGCTCCGCCCCATGGAGGACGTCCTGCTCGCGGTGGCCGATCGGTTCCACGGGATGGACGACGGCGCCAAGAAGACCGCGCTGGCGATCGACATCTTCGGGCGCTCGGGGGCCAACCTGATCCCGATGCTGAACCAGGGGCGCGACGGGATCCAGCGGCTCGAAGAGGAGGCGCGGCGGCTCGGCGTGACGCTGACCGAGGACAACGTCGAGGCGATCAATGAGTACCACCACGCGGTGCTCCAGCTGAAAAACGCCTGGGGCGGGCTGGTGATCTCGCTCACCACGCTGGTCATGCCGGTGCTGGACGGGTTCGCTCGGTTCCTGACCGCGATCATCGACATCTTAAAAGCGCTCGGCGACACGATCAAAATGGTCGGCAACTTCCTGGTGGGCGACTTCCGCTCGTCGGTCGAGAACGCGCACGGGGTGCTGGAGCGGCTGAAAGATTCGTGGACCGCGATCTCGACGGTCGGCGAAGCGGCGCCAGGCGCGGGCGGGCTCGGTGCGGACATCCCGACGCACATGAAGGCGACGATCTCCCTCATGCAACAACTCGAGCACGAGCTCGACGTGCTCAGGAACAACCAAAAGGGCCAGCAGGAATTGAGCGCCCGCGACGAGGCCGATTTCTGGTTCTCCAAACTGAAACTCGCCAAGGCGGGGAGCGCCGAGGCGCTCGACATCTACAAGAAGTACACCGAGGCGTACCAGCGGTCGTTGAACATGGACGTGCAGCTGGCGGTGAACGACCTCAAAATTCAGGGCGTGGCGAACAAGGACAACCTCGCGCTGCAGGTGCAACTCGCCGAGTCGGAGCTCCTGATCGTCCGCAACCGGTTCGGCCAGCTGTCGAAAGAGTACGCGGCGGCGAAGCTCCGGCTGGCGGAGGCCCAGGCCAACCTCACGAAAGACACCGAGAAAACGTGGCAAAAGGTGTTCGACGGGATCAGCGGCTCGTTCACCAAAACGATCGACCAGCTGAGGCAGACCGGCGGGACGTTCCGCGACTTCATGCGCGGGGTGTTCCAGAACATCGCCATGGCGTTCGCCGATAGCCAGGTCAAGATCCTGGAGGCGCACGCCGCGTCGTGGCTCGCACAGAAAGGGATCACCGCGCAGGGGGTGCTCGAGACGGTGGCGCTGAACGCGTGGGGGGCGATCAAGGTGGTCGCCATGAAAGCCGCGGAGGCCGCCGCGGGCGCGTGGGCGGCGATCAGCGGGATCCCGTACGTCGGGCCGTTCCTCGCTCCGGCTGCCGCTGCAGCCGCACTTGCGGGCGTCCTGGCGCTCGCCGGGTCGATTCACTCCGCCGCGGGCGGGTTCGACGTACCGGCGGGGCTCAACCCGATCACGCAACTACACGCGCAGGAAATGGTGCTGCCGAAACAGTACGCCAACGTGATCCGCGGACTGGCCGGGAACGGCGGGTCTGGCGGCGACACGCACCTGCACGTTCACACGGTCGACGCTGCCGGGGTGCGGCAATTTATGATGAAACACAAAGACGCCGTCGCCAGCGCCGCGCACGCCGCCGCGGACAATGGCCTCGGGTTCCGGGAACAGCCAGGGCGCCGCGGATGAGCAACCAGGTCTTCCCCGTCCTCCCGGGCATCACGTGGAACATCACCCGCGCCCCGAAATTCGCCACCAAGGTCCAGCAAGCGGTCGGCGGCCAGACGATCGCCGCGGCGTTCCAGCCGTACCCGATATGGCGCTGGCAGCTGGAGTTCGAGTTCCTCCGCACGTACGCCGCGTTCACGGAATGGCAGACGCTCGCCGGGTTTTTCAATAGCCTCCTCGGCGGGTGGGATACGTTCCTGTATCACGACCCGGAGGACTTCACCGTCACCGCGCAGCTGATCGGCACCGGCACCGGCAGCCTGACGACGTTCCAACTCGGGCGCACGCTCGGCGGCTACCTCTTCGAGCCGATCTACAACACGGACACGTCCGCGCAGACGGTCAAGATTTACAAGAACGGCGTGCTCCAGACCTCGGGCGTCGATTACAACATCAGCGCGACGGCGCTGGTGACGTTCACGAGCGCCCCCGCGGGCGCGCTCCCGATCACGTGGACCGGCGACTACTACTGGCGCTGCCGGATGGAAACGGACGCCACCGAGTTCGGGATGTTCGCGCAGCATTTCTGGCAAGCCAAGCAGCTGTCGTTCCTCTCGGTCCTGGGGGGCTAATGCGGCACGCGTCCGCCGGGCTGATCACATTCTTAAACGGCCTCGGCCCAAGATCCCAACCGCTGATCGCGGACCTCCTCACGATCATCCTGGCCGGTGGCACCACGTACCGATTCACCAGCGCGCCGACCAACATCAACTCCACCAGCCAGGCGGCGGGGCCGAGCGATCCGACCGTCTACACGTTCGCCAGCGGCGGCGTGACCTTCACCCGCGGCCTCACCAAGATCATCGTCGGGCTGCAAGTCGACGACCTGGCGTTGACGCTCCTCACCAGTCCGACGCGTGACACGCTCGGCGGGATCCCCTGGCCCGCGGCGGCACGCAACGGCGCGCTGGACGGGGCGCGCATCGTGCTCGAGCGCGCTTTCATGCCGACCTGGAACGACACCAGCGCGGGCACGCTGATCCTCTTCGCGGGGACGGTCGGGCCGATCCAATGCACGCGCTCGCAGATCGCCGTGACGGTGAAGAGCAACATCAACGTCCTGTCGAACCCGATGCCGCGGAACACCTACCAGCCCGGATGTATCCACACGCTGTACGACGCGGGCTGTACGCTCCTCCAGGCGACGTTCACCGTCACCAACGCGGCGATCGCGGGGAGCACCGCCAGCCTCGTCAAGAGCACCCTGGCCGCCGCCAGCGCGTACTACGACCAGGGGGTGATCACGTTCACCTCCGGGGTGAATAACGGCCTGAGCCGACCCGTGACCTCCTACTCGCACACGAACGGCGCCGTCTCAGTCGCGCCGCCGTTCCCCGCGGTACCGGGCGTCGGTGATACGTTCAGCATCTACCCGGGCTGTGACAAGTCGCAGGGGACGTGCTCGGCGAAGTTCGCCAACCTGGCGCACTTCCGCGGCTATCCCTATATCCCGGTCCCCGAGACCGCCGCGTGACGCAATACATCGAGCGGATCCGGGTGGTCGACGAGGCGCGCACCTGGATCGGGACGCCGTTCCATCATGCTCAGGCGCTCCGCGGCGTCGGCGTCGATTGCGCGCACCTCCTCGTGGCCGTCTACAGCGCCGCCGGTCTCGTGCATCCGCCGATGATCACGCACTACGCGGCGGACTGGTTCCTCCACGAGCGGGCCGAGCGGCTGCTCGAGATCCTCGCCGACCATTGCGTCCCCGTCATCGGGCGCCCTGGTCCGGGCGACATCGCGGTGTTCCGCTTTGGCCGGGCTATCTCACACGCGGCGATCGTGCAGGACTTCCCGCACATTATCCACGCGGAGCGGACGGTCGGGCGCGTCGTCGAGGACCGGTGCGCGCCGAACGACGCCATCACCAGCCGATGGGCCGGGGCGTGGACTCTCAAACGGTGGGCGGAGATGGCGAATGTCTAGCCTCATGCACGTGCTCGGGATCAAGGTCAAGAAACCAAAGATCGCCGGGTTTTCTGTTCAGTCGTCCGTGTACGGGCTGCCGATCCCGATCGTGTACGGGTGGGCGCGCATCGCCGCCAACCTGATCCACATGCCGAAACAGCCGGTGCCAGTGAAGAGCGGCGGGAAGGGATCCGGGAAGGGCTCCGGCAAGTCGGGCGGCCAGGACTACGTCGCCCCGATCGCGCTCGGGCTCTGTGAAGGGCCGATCGGCGGGATCGGATGGGTCTGGCACGACAAGGACCAGAAGGTCGACTTCGCCACCTATTACGCGACGAACGGCTGGTCGCTCTTCACCGGCACGTCGTCACAGTCGCCGTGGTCGTACCTGTCGAGCAACTACTCGGCTCAGGCGGTCCCGTATCAGTTCACGGCGTACGTCGCCAACCCCGCTGTCACCATGCCGAACGCGCAGCTGTCGCAGTACGCGTGGGAGGTGCAGGGGTTCCTCCCGTTCGGCGGTGGCATTCTGGACGCCAACCCCGCGGCCATCATTTCGGACTACCTCACGAACGCGCAGTATGGCGCCAACTTCCCGTCGTCGCTGCTCGCGTCGATGACGCCGATGACCGATTATTGCGCCGCGGCGGGTCTCTTCGCCAGTCCCGTGTTCTCGTCTCAGGTACCGGCGCGGGACCAGCTGAACGAGCTCCTCGAGATCAGCAACACCGCCGCGGTCTGGTCCGATGGCGCGCTCAAATTCGTCCCATACGGCGACACCGCGCTCTCGGGGAACGGCCATAGCTTCACCCCGAACACGACGCCGCTGTACAACCTGGGCGACGGCGACTTCATGCGGAACAGCGCGTCGGACCTGGCGAGCACGAGCGGCGACCAGGCGCACGACGGCGACCTCGACCCGATCCTGGTGGCGCGCACGGATCCGGCGAAAGCGTACAACCAGATCCCGGTCGAATATGAGGACCGGAATTACGATTACAACACCAGCACGTACACCTACACCGCCCAGGCCGCGGCCATCGCGTACGGTCCGCTCCCGCTGTCCACGCTCCAGCTGCACTCGATCAAGTCGTCCGCGGTAGCCCAACAGGTCGCCACGATCCGCGGGCAGCGCGAACAGTCGGTGCGGAACACCTACACGTTTATCATCGGGTGGAAATACTCGCTCCTGGAGCCGATGGACCTGGTCACGCTGACCGACGCGGGGCTCGGGCTCAGTCAGACGCCGGTGCGGATCGTCTCGGTGACCGAGCTCGACAGCGAGCAGGGGTTCGAGGTGGTGGCGGAGGACTGGCCGCTCGGGACCGCCACCGCGGCGCTCTACACCACCGGCAGCGCGAGCGGCTCGATGCCCGCCACGAACGTCGACCCGGGCAACACCACGACGCCGGTCATCTTCGAGGCGCCGACGCCGCTGTCCAAGTCGCCGCTCGACATCCTGATCGCGGCCACGGGTGGCGCAAATTGGGGCGGCTGCGACGTGTGGATCTCCACCGACAACACCACGTTCACCAAGGTCGGCTCGATCGTCGGGAAGGCCGCGTACGGCACCACCACGGCCTCGCTCGCCACGAACGCCGCGTGGCCGTCGACGGATAGCACGCACACGCTCGCGGTCGATATCAGCGCCTCGGGGCGCACCCTGTCGACGTTCTCCGCGACCGACTTTGCCGCGTTGACGCCGCTCTGTCTCGTGGAGAGTGAGTTCGTCGCGTATGAGACGGCCACGCTCACCGGGACCGGTCTCTACAACCTCACCACCCTCTACCGCGGGCTGTACAACTCCACCATCCCGGCGAGTCATTCGAGCGGCGTGCGGTTCGTGTTCATCGACGACGCGATCGGGCGCGTCTCGTTCCCGCAGGGTGTATCAGGCCAGACCGTATATTTCAAGTTCCCGGCGTTCAACGTATACGGGGGCGCCACCCAGGACTTGTCCTCTATCTCCAGCGTGGCCTATACGATCGTGAACAATCCGGTCCCCTTCCAGTCGGCGGTCCCCCAAGGGACGGTGGACATTTCCAGCAACGGCAGCTGGTCACTTACGGCGGACCTTCCGCGCAATTTCGCGTCGGCGAAGTACCTCACGAGCACGAGCGCGTTCCCGAGCGACGCCAGCGTGATCGCGGGCGGTACCGTGGTCAACGGGACGACGTTCTCAGTCGTGGCCGGTGGCACCCTCACGTTCGGCCAAGAGATTTACGCGACGATCGTCCCGTACACCGCCGCGGGTGGTAATGGCACCGCCGGTCCCGCGATCCATATCCGCGGCGCGTACCAGACGTACACGGCCACCAAGACGGTCAACTACAGCTGCGGCAGCTATCGCCCCGACCTCGCGCAACTCCAGTGGTTGTACTCCACCACCGGCACCGGCACCGGTCCTGGCTCCGCAATGTTCATGACGGGCACCGGGTACGACGTAACAAAAAATATGTGGTTCTCGACGATCGTCCCGATCCCGGACGGCGTCACGATCACCGGGGTCGCACATTGGATGTGGGGCGTTGCGTCGACAGCGCCCGGGACTGTCGGCATCACCGGAAATATCCAGTACGAGTTCGACCGGGCCAACAACGACGCCTCGCTCACCAACCTCTCGTCTGGAAGCCACGCCGGAAACCTCGGGTGGCTCCAGTTCACGGATACCACGCTGAACGAGAGTACCACGGGCCGCCAGTATGTGATGCGGTTCCTCCTCGGCCCCGCGGTGTCCGGCCCGAATTCTGACTTCACGTGTGTCGCCGGGGGTAACTTCTCGGTCACGTACTTCATGGGAACACCTATCAACACGGTCTAGGAGCTATCGATGCACGAACACCTCCGGCAATTCTTCGACGAACACAAGCAGCCGACCCACTGTAGCACCCGCGACGTTCACGACCTGGCGTTGCCGATCCTCACGCTCGCCACGCGGATTCAACAGCAGGTGGTGATGTACCGGCAGAAGTTGCTCCAGGCCAAGCTCGTCGACCACGATGGCGAGCTCGACCCGAAGATGGAGCGGCTCCGCCAAAAGTTGAAATCGCTGGAGGGCTGCGCGAGCGAATTCATCGAGCTCGGCGAGCGCATGGCGGAAGGGTTCAAAATGTGGGACCAGATCATGGCGGAAGACCAAGCGCTGATCGATCAGTGGTCGGCGCGCAAGTCTGCAACGGTGGGCGAAACACCTGGTCCCGCGATCGAGGCAGGGGTAAAATAGTGGCACGCATGACGATGCCGATTTTCACCCCCCAGGAGCGCCGACGGATGCGACTTTTCGAGACGTTCGACTTGCGCGCCGGGGAGCAGTTCCTCCAGGCTATCGCCGCGCCCGTCGACCGGCTCCTAGACATGCCAGCGTGGGCGCAGCTGCTCGCGCTCCTCGGCGGCGTGGCGCAGTTCGTCGAGCACGACACGTTCGGCGGCGCGCTGGCGATGGTCCTGTTCTCGGGGATCGTCGACTACTGGTGCGGCGTGAAGGCGGCGCGGTTCCTCGGGGTGTACGATCCCAAGATGGCGCACGCGGGGGCGATGGGGAAAATCACCGGGATCTTGCTGCTCCTCATCATGCGCCTTATGGAGCACCTGGTGTTCACCGAGGGACTGATCAACACCCACGGCGCGCTCGCCACCTCGATCGGGGTAAGTCTGATCCTGGTCGACCTCCAGTCGATTTCGCACCACCGCGAGACATTCGGCGCGACCCCGATCCCGGTGGTGAGCAAGGGGTTGGGCGTCGTGCGTGACATCCTCGAGGCGAAGTTCCCCGGAGCGCCGAAAGCATGACCGCCGTCGCTGTCGCCCCGTTCGCGTCATTCGATGACATGGTCGTCTGGCAAGCGCGCCGCTGGTCGTTTGTGCGCGAGGTCGGCGGACCTAACCGCGGGTTTTGGGTCGAATGGATTCAGCGCTTCACCGCCAACGCCCCCGGCGACTCGTGGTGCGCTTCGTTCGTGTCGATGATCCTGGCGATCGCATTCCGCGGCAAGTCTCAGTCGCCGGTCGTCACCACCGCGGTCTGTGAGGAGATCCACGGCGAGGCGAAAGCCAACGGATGGCTCACCACGACCCCGAAACGTGGCGACCTATATTTGTACCTGGACGAGCACGGCCACGCGCACCACGTCGGGATTGTGACCGAGCCCGACCCGCTGCATGGCATCGCCGGGAACACCTCGGAAGATGGCACCAGCGTCAACGGTGATCGGGTGGCAGAGCACGCGATCGCAGCACCACGGGGCGGCTCGCTCGTTTTCGTGGCGTACCCGCGGCCCGCACTCCTGGCGGCTGCTTAACTCTTCACGGAGGACCGGATGCTGTCGTTCAACCTGTTCAAATCGAAAACCTTTTGGGGCGGTGTGATCACGCTCGGCGGCTGGCTCCTCAACCAGCCACATATCGACTTTTCGACAGTCGTTCAGGGGCTCGGCGCTCTTACGACACTAGTCGGGGCGCGTGACGCCGTCGCACAGATAGCCGCACCAGCCGCGCCGAGTAAGTAGAAGGAGCGGAGCGGAGCGAAGAAGCGCCCGGCGCCGAAGTGGCCGCCGGGCGCTCTTTTGTTTCACGTGGAACACCCGGACGGAGCGGCCTGTTGGCGGGCCTCCCTACTGTGCTCCTCTCAGACTCGATACCGAGGCCAAACTCGGTTAGCCGATTTCACCCCGCCGGGCTTTTCCACGTGCCACACGGTCGCGGTGTGGGTTACCCGCGACGACGTGTAGCACACGCGCCGCACAACTGGCGGTCCTCGTCGATCTTATGGAGCGCCCAATTCCGCCCGCACCGGTCGCACCGGCAGAGCCAGAGCCACGCGGTAAACATCCCAACCACCACCGCGGCGTAGCCACAACACCAGAGCACGAGCCGGATCATCGCTGGACTCCTTTAGGGAGCTTACAGCGGCGGCACCGCGGGCCGCGGTAGACCGCCCAAGGGCGGAAACAGGCGGTGCAGCGCCGATCGCGGGCGGTAAGGTAGAAGATGCCACCGGCCACCAGGATCGCCACCAGGAGGGCGAGCTCCAGGACGGGACGGAGTAGAAACCAGGCGACGAGCAGCCAGTCGCGGAGCGTGGACATGAACGACCTCGGAAAGTGAAGGGAGGGGTTGCGTTAATTGTAATTCTATTACAACTTGTGCGCCATGACCAAACCTTCCGATGGCACCGCTCCCCCCGAGGTTCCGCGCTTCGTCCAATGGATGAAGGGCTACGGGATGGAGAAACTCGCCAAAGACCTCGGCGTCTCGCCGTGGACCGTCCAAGCCTGGCGCCGTGGCGCGCTCGGCCAGAACGGGGGAGCGGTTCCTCGCCCCCAACGGATGGCGGCGATCCTTCAACTGGCGAAGGGCCACCTCAAAGCCAGCGACATCTACCCCAACCAAAAAAACGCATGACAGCTGCAACCCTCGACGACCAGCGCGAAGCATGGCTGGCCGACCGCCGTACCGTGATCAGCGGCACCGACGCCGCCAAGGTGATCGGGATCTCCCCGTTCGGCTCGCCGATCGACGTGTACCTCGACAAGCTCGGGCTCGCCCAACCGAGACCGGTCACCGAACAGATGGAAGCGGGCAAGCGCTTCGAACCGACGATCCTGGCCTGGTATGCCGACCGCGAGGGCGTGGCGGTGATCCCCGCCGACTCGCACAAGCTCATCCGCTCCGCGTTGCATAGTCGGATCGGTGCCACGTTCGACGGGTTCCGCTGCGATCAGATGCCGCAGCCCCCGATCGAGGTGAAGAACATCGGGTACCCGAGCGCCGAGTGGGGCGATCCAGGCACCGACCAGGTGCCGCTCTACTATGCGACCCAGGGCATCCTCCAGATGCACGTCCAGGACGCGCCGTTCGTCGACTTCGCGGTCTGTTTCACCGGCCACCGGCTCGCCGTCTACCGGCTGTACCGCGACCACGACACCGAGACCGATATCGTCGAGCGGTGCCTGGCGTTTTGGGATCAGTACATCGCCACCGAGACCCCGCCGCCGGTCGACGGGAGCGCCTCCTACTCCGCGTGGATCGGGCAGCGGCTCAAACAACAGAGCGAGCAGATCCTCGCCGCCGGTCCTGAGCACCACGCGATCGCGCTGGCGCTCGTCGACGTGAAGGGCAAGCTCGACGAGTTGGAAATGGAGAAGGACCGCCAGCAGAACCTCTTGAAACTGGCGATCGGCGAGGCGCGGTCGCTCGTCGGCTCCACGTGGAAGGCGACCTGGTCGACCGCCAAGGACAGCGAATCGGTTGACTATAAGGCCGCGTTCAGCGCATTGTGTCGTGCTCTGGACGTGAACGACAGCGAGCGCGACCAGGTGCTCACCAAGCACACGACCACCCGACCGGGATCCCGGCGGTTTCTCTTCACCAGCAAGGAATAACAGGAGCGACGATGTCCGACAGCACATCCAGCACGTCCACCGCACTCGAACAGGTCGCCGGGGTTCCCTCCCCGGCGGCATCCTCCCGGGTCGAAATGATGATCCCCGGGACCGCGCTCAATTTCGGCGACACGGCGCGGCTCGCCAAAACCCTGTACGTCTCGCAACTCCTCGGCAGCAAGATCAAGAGCGCGGAGCAAGCGTTCGCCATCATCGTCGCGGGGGCCGAAATGGGGCTACCGCCGATGTTGTCGCTCCGCTCGCTCTCGCTGGTGGAGGGGAAGATTGTGCTCGCCGCCGACGCGCAGCTGGCGCTCTTCAAGCGCGCCGGAGGGCGGGCATCATTCGAGACACTGACCACCGAAAAGGCGGTGCTCTACCTCCGCCACCCGAACGGCGACGAGCACGTCGAGGAGTGGACGCGAGCCATGGCAAACGCCGCGGGCGTGCTCGGGAAGGACAACTGGAAAAAATACCCCCTGGCGATGATGCGCTCCCGCGTCATCACCGCGGGGCTGAAATCGGTCGGGTTCGAGGTGACCGCCGGAGCATACGACCCGGATGAGGACATCCACGCGTACGACGACGAGCCTGGCCCGATCGCTGGACCGCCCGCCCCTGAGTCTCGGGGGCGTGGTGCCATGGCCCGATTAAAAGAGCGGCTGGAGCCCGCCGCAGCCCCGCCAGCGGCACCGGTCGAGACGGTGGCACAACCACCGCAAGAAGAGGTGCCGGAGCCGCCAGCGGTCACGCAGGAGCCAATCCCAGGCGATGCGGTACCGATGACGCCGGAGCAGCAAGCCGCGCTCGAGGACGAGTGGGACCGCTTGGACCGCGAGGAAGCGGGGCAGCACGGCGCGGGCGAGTGACCGCGCTCTGATCGTTCACATCAACACGGAGCACCAACATGGCAGCACGTAAGAGCGGGCGCGGGTTCAAGCAGGGGGGGTTCAACTTCCCCAAGGACCGCCGCACCCCGAAACCCAAGCCGCAGCGCGGCGAGACGCCGGACGGCGACGACCGGTTCACCTTCATCCCCGCGCACCGGGCGATCGTCGACCTCGCGGCCAAGGGATACCAAACCCTGGCGAAAAATCACAAACGCCAGGCGAAGCAACTGAACATCGACACCATGGGCGTCGACACGGTGATGTCGCGGATCGGGCTCGTGATCGACGAGCTCACGCGCACCAACCCGAACGGCCAGGTCCAACTCGCCCCGCCGCTCCGCCAGGCGCTCGGTGACGCGCTCTCGTACGACCTCCGCGGGATCATGCGGCTGAGAAAGCAGCACGAGAAAAAGCTGATCGCCAACCACGACATCGTCGAGCGCGAGCGGATCGTGAAAGCCATCGCCAAGAAGATCGGCGAGCAGCTGGTGCTCGAGATCGAGGGCGAGGAGGAGCACGACGAGGACGAGGGGGACGAGGGCGGTGAGCCGACCGACTTCCGCAAGCTGGCCGCCGGGGATAAGGACGACGACGAGGACGACACCCTATGAAGATCGTCAAGCTGACCGCGGAGCATTTCAAGCGGATCTCCGCGGTCGAGATCGTCCCGACCGGCGACGTGGTACAGATCACGGGCGCCAACGGCAGCGGGAAAACGTCGGTCCTGGACGCCATCTACGCCGCGGTCGCCGGAGCGGGCGACCTCCCCAAGCAGCCGATCCACAAGGGCGAGGAGTCAGCGCGGATCCGGCTCGACCTGGGCGACATCGTGATCACGCGGAAGTTCACCGAGGGGGGCAAGACGACCCTGACGGTGGAGGCGACGGACGGGGCGCGCTATCCGTCGCCGCAGAAGATGCTCGACTCGCTGGTCGGCTCGCTCACGTTCGACCCGCTGGCGTTCACGCGTATGGCGCCCGCCGAGCGGTCCCGCGAGCTCCGGCGGCTGGTGCCGCTCGACATCGACGTCGACACCCTCCAGGCGCAGAACAACGCCGACTTCGAGAACCGGCGCGACCTGAACCGGCGCCACAAAGAGGTGCAGGGCGCGGTGGCATCGATGCTCCCGCCGTCCCCCGACTTACCGGACGAGCCGATCGACACGGAGGCGATCCTCCGGCGGATGGAGGAAGGATCCAAGCACAACATCGCCGTCGACCGGCAGCTGGCCGAACGGCGCGACCATAAGGCCAAGGTGGCGCAGCTGCGCGAGACCGTGCAGTACAAGCGCGACCACGCGGCGCGGATGATGGCCGAGGCGGACGATCTCGAGCAGAGCGCCAACGATGCCGAGACGAGCATGGCGAAGATGCCGCCCGTCCCGGAGCCGGTCGACCTGGCCGCATTCCGTACCGAGGTCGCCGACGCGAAGATGGTGAACGACGCGATCGAGAAGCGGCGCCAGCGGGTGCTCCAGGAGGAGCGAGCCGCGATCCTGAAAGCCGAGGCCGAGGCGCTCACGAAAGCCATGGAGGACCGCAAGGCCGAGATCCGGGCGTCGATGGAGCGGGCGACCATGCCGATCGCCGGGCTCACGTTCGACGACGACGGCGAGGTGCTCTTCAACGGCGTCCCGTTCGACCAGGCGAGCGGTGCCGAGCAGCTGCGCGTGTCGATGGCGATTGCCATGGCAGGAAACCCCAAGCTGCGCGTGCTCCGCATCAAAGACGGGTCGCTGCTCGACGCTCAGGGGATGGCGATCGTCGCCGAAATGGCCCGCGAGCACGACTACCAGTTCTGGATCGAGCGAGTCGCCACGGAGCGCCCGATCGGGATCATCATGGAGGACGGCGCGGTCCGTGAGACGGTCGGGGCCGATGCCTGAGACGTTCCCGCATTTCTCGTGGTACGACGTTCCCGCGGCCACGAACCCGAGCCAGTGTAAGAAATGCAAGGCGGTGGTCTATTGGATCACCACCAAGAGCCGCGCCAAGGGCCGCGGCAACGAGGACGTAAAGGTGCCGGTCGACTGTGAGGTCGACGGCGCCTTTGTCCCCACATCCACCGAACAGGGCCGCGGCGTCACGCACTTCCGCACCTGTCCCAACGCGAGCGATTTTTAACTATGCAATACGAAATGACCGAAAGCCAAAAGGCGGAGATCGCCAAGCGGTTCACCTACACCCCGCCCAAGGCGGACCAGCCCGACCGCTACAACGACATCCGCAGCGAAGCGAAGGCGCTGGCGATCACGATCATCCGCCAGACACCGCCGAGCCGCGAGCAAAGCGTAGCGCTGACCAAGTTGGAAGAGGTCGTCATGTGGGCCAACGCTGCGATCGCCAGAAACGAATGACGGACAGCGTCCAATTCACGGAAGATGAACGCGCCGCGGCGGAGGCCAGCGCCGCGGCGTTCGAGTCGATGCTGGAGCGGCTCAACCTGCTCCTGGAGGAAGCGCACGACAACCAGGCGGCGTCCCTCACGATCGCCGTGGTCGACCTGGCGTCCCTCTTCCTCTCGCACGAGAAGCTCCTCGAGCACCTCACCGTCGCCGCGCAAAAGATCGTCGCCGTCGACGCTCAGGCCCAGGCGCTCGTCAACCTGAACACCGCGCTCGTGCTCCGCTACGGTGGCGAAGTACGGATCACGCCGGAGGAGCTCGCCGCCACGCACGGGGCGAAACTCACATCGGCGCACGACGAGTCGACGCTCGAGCAGATCGTCACCATCACGCGCACCGACCCCGAAACCGGCGAGGAGGTGAAACCCTCGCGCATTATTGTCCCCGGACGGCTCCCGCTCGCCCGGTTTTAACCTGAACCTTTGGAGGGTCTGCATGACAGCGCAGATCGCGATCGACTTTGGAGCAGTACAGCGGGACCGCGGCGTCGAGGGGGCGCTGTCTAATTTCGCCCGGGGGGAGATTCACACGGCCATCGTGCTCTGTGCCACCCGGGCGGCCACCTTCACGAGCGAGGACGTGCGGCGCGAGCTCGGGCCGTCCGTGCTAAGTCAGCTGCAGATGCGCCCGAATTCCCTGGGGGCGGCGATCAACGCTGCAGCACGCTCTCACGTCATCGAGGCGACCGGTCAGACCGTGAAAACCTCGCACCCCGAGGGCCACGCCCGGCGGATCATGGTGTGGAAACTCAAACCGCGCACGCCATGATCGGTTGCCACCTCGACACGGACGGCGATGGCAACTGCCACCTCCACCCCGGCGGCTGTCCGCCGATGCTCGGCTGGCGTATCCTCACGCTCACCGAACCCTGGGCCACGCTGGTTATGCTCGGCGAGAAGGAATACGAAACGCGCAGCTGGACGCACTCCTACCGCGGGCGCCTCGGGATCCACGCCGCCAAAGGGATGCCGCGGTGGGCGCGTGAGACTGTCGCCAGTGAGCCGTTCCGCTCGGTTCTCTGTGAGCGGCTGAATTGCACGAACGCCGCGCACATCCTGGAGGTGCTCGACCAGACCCGCGGGAAGATCCTCGGAGCCGCAAACCTCCGCTTCATCGACCGCGTGGAGAAGATCCACGAGGGGCTCAATATCCAAGAAAGGGCGTTTGGCGATTATTCGCCGAACCGGTATGCGTGGCGCCTGGAGCGACCGCAACCGCTCCCTGAACCGATCCTCGCTCGCGGGGCGCTCGGGCTCTGGACGTATCAGCCGTGACGCTTAGTTTCGAGGCCATGGTCCGCTCCATGATGGAGCAGGGCGTTCCGCGAGAGAAGGCGGAACACCGCGCCGCCGAGCAACTGAACCCGCTCGGGATGGTATATCGGGACGATCCCCAGGGCGGTCGTCCCATTGTTGTCGAGTATTCCCCGCCGCCGCGGAAGAGCGAGAAGGGGCGCCACCTGAAATCGCCGACCGAGCACCAGGAGCAGCGGGCGCTCTTCACGTGGATCGACGGCAAGAAGGGCGAGCCCGAGACCGGCTACGCGTTCAAGCATCCCGACTTCGCGTGGATCTACGCGGTCCCCAACGGCGGGTACCGGAGCATTGCCACCGCGGCCATGATGAAAGCCGAGGGCGTCCGCATCGGCTACGCCGACATCGGGTGGGACGTGCCACGTGGTCGCTACACGGGATTCCGCGGCGAGTTGAAACGCGTCGGCGCCGGGCAGCTGTCGCCGCGGCAGATGGAATGGAGCCACTGGTACGAGCGGTGCGGCCTCTACACGTGCGCGGTCGAGGGATGGGAAGCCATGCGCGCCGAGCTCCTCAGTTACTACGGCACCAAGGCGCGCCGGTAGTTCGTAAGCTCGTTACAACTAGCCCCTGGTGCGATCGTCCGGCGCTGATATGTTTGGAGGGTCATGACACCGACCCTCTGCGCGATCATCGTTCTGTTTCTGGTTGCTATCGAGGTCGGGCAAATTATCATCTACCGGAGACTCCGCACCATGCCGACCAAGCAGCAACTCCTCGACGCGGTCGACGCGTTGACCACCACCACCGCGAACGATCTCACCGAGATCACGCGGCTCCTCACCGACATCAAGAACCAGCCGAACGGCATCCAGCCCGCGGACTTGCAGCCGGTGTTGGACGGGATCAACAGCGTGAACACCACGCTCGCCGCGGCTGGCGATCAGATCAAGAGCGCCGCCGATCAGCTGGAAGCGGGCGCGAAGCCCGCGTTGACTGTCTCGATCTCGCCGACCAGCGCGACCGTCCCAGTGGGCGGGAGTCAGTCGTTCAGCGCGACCGTGAGCGATGGCAGCGCGCCGACGTACAGCGTGTCGCCGACCGACCTGGGGACCGTCGACCAGACCGGCGCGTTCGTCGCAGGAGCCGCCGCGGGTACCGGCGCCGTGATCGCCACCGCCAGCGATGGCAGTTCGGCGAGCGCGTCCGTGACCGTCACGGCCTAGTTCGTGACCACCAGTCAGCGGTTAGCGGCAGCGCTGGCCGCGCTGGTGGCGCTCGTGGGGGGCGGGATCTACGTGTCCCGCCCCTCCCGGTTGCCGGTCCGATGGCCCGGCAGCTGTCAGACGCACGACTCCGCCCTCGTCATTACTGAGGCGGTCGATTCGACCAAGGCCGTGATCGTCGGCGGCAAGTCGATCGAGTACATCCCGATGCACGGCAGCGCGGAACGGATGAAGCTCGACTCGACGCAGTTCCTCCCGATCGGTGTGAACATCCGGCTCGTGGCGTTCTGTCGGGATAGTCTCAAACTCGCGCCCAAACTGCCCTAGCCGTGTACCGGCAGGAAGAGATCAAGAAAAACGCGCCGTGCCTCCACGCGACCGTCCAAACGACCGCCCGCTGCGCGTGCGGCTGGTCGGCTGAGTCACCGGCACAGAAAGTGAAAGACAGCGGGGGCGGGGGCGACGGCTCGACCCGCGTCACCCGCCAAGGCCGCAAGCACGCGGCGCTCTGTGGACCTGGGAAGATGGAGATCGTCACCATCCAAAAGCGGCGATACTGAGGGGTTGCCGATCGGCACGTTACGGGTAGATTGGTCCCTCCCGTCGACAGCCGGGCGATGATTCCCGCAAGACTGTCCCGGTGTGTGGCTCTGCCATCGTGCGATCTCCTTTCGGGGTGTTCCCGCACGGTGGGCTGTCCAGAGCTGCCACCGGGACTTTGCACGTCCTCTCTATGCTCCACCCCTATCTCTCCCATCCGAAGCGTGCTACCGCATGGGACGCGCTCCAGGGGATGCCGACCGGCTCTATTCGTATCTGGGCCGATGCCTGGGGGTGGAAGCGGTCAGCCGTGGCGCTCTTTCTTCGGCGGCTTTGTGAGATCGGACTTATCCACACGATTTCCACACCGTACGGCACGCAGGTCCAGACGCTCGCCGGTCAAACCCCGGACGACCCCCGGACACTCGCCGGACACTTACCGGACACCATACATATAAACCCTAGGGAACTACCTAGGGAAACAACCCTAGGGTTGAATGTGGACAACTCAGGAACGGGAACAGCGGCCACGCTCGCCGCTCGGTGTATCGCCGCGATGAACGAGGTCGGCGCGTTCAGGTTCGGCGGGGACTACCTCCCGATCCGGAGCGATCAGCGCCGTAGCGTGACCGCGGCGACGGCATGGCTCGCCGCTGGTCTCGATCCCGACTGGTGCGTGGTGGAGGTTCGCCGCCAGACGATGGTCGTGCGGCGTATCCCCGTGACGCTCGGGTTCTGCCAGCGCGGGGTAGTGGAGGCGTGGGGGGCTCGCCACCAGACCGAAATGCGGCTATTGCACCCTATCACCCCAAAGCTGATAGCCAAAACCCCCAAAACCGCCCCGGAAACCGACCTGGGCGCTCCTCAGAGCCACGAGCTGGCCACGCCGCTGGTCTCGGAGCGGGGCGGGATCCCGGTCGACTGGCGCGCCATCCTGGCCGAGCGTGGGGTTCTGGTCCCTGGACGCGAGAAGCCAGGGCTGCAAAAAATCTCAGAATTAGGACTTGCGCTCACCGGCTAGAGTTGTAATTTCATTACAAGCAGGACGCGGTTGACAGGCCGCGAACACTCCACCAGGAACACCGACCATGACCACCCAAGCTCACCGCCGCGCCGTCACCAACTGGTACACCAACCGCGAAGCGCTCCACATCGAGCGCGCCAACCTCCAGGCGCCGATCCTGGCGGAATGCTCGCACATGATGACGACGCTCGCCCGTACGACGGTCGGCACTCCCCGCGAGCGGCTCGACAAGATCCAGAGCCTCCAAAACCTGGTCGGCACCGCTCTCTATACCGGGTACGACACCTTCGACGCTCAGGCGAACGACCTCTCGGAGCTCGGCCCCGAGGCGCTGACCGCATGGGTCCACAAGTCGGTCCCGTCGCTGTGGCTCCTCATCACGTGGCTGCGCGCCGCGGATGCCCGGCTCGGCACCTACCCGCAGGAGCGCTGAACCATGCGCTACCCTGACTACACCCCCAAGTTCGAGCCGCTCGACAACTTCAAAGCGATCGTCGTATATCTCACCTGGGTCAACCGTTTACGGCATGAACGGAGGGCGGTTCGATGCAAAAACACATGAGCCTGTCGCTCACCCGTGGCGCGCTCGCGGTGCTGGAGGAGATCCGGCAGGACCGGTGGGCCGTCAAGCCGGTCGCGGGCGTCGACGGCCTCTTCCTGGTGACCGTCTCGGAGAAGATCGTCCAGCGGCTCCAAGCCGTGGCGCAGCCGAACGAGAACCCGTCCGCGCTGATCCTCCGCGCTTACCGCCAGGGAAAGTTCGCGCAGCCGTTGCGGGTGACGTGATGCGCTGCGAATGGCTCCAGACCGCGTGGTACTTTATCGGCAAGGCCGCCGCGGCGCGTCTCGCTGGCGATCGTGCTCTGTGGGAACAGCACATGCGGACCGCGCAGGACGCCCGGCTCCGCGGCACCCTATCACCCCTTCACTGAAACCGATGAAACGGACCGCCCTGCTCCTCCTCGCGCTCACGCTCTCGGCGTGCTCGGACATCACTGGCCCGATCAATCAGGTCTCCGGGGCGACCCGGATCCCGACCACCGCGCAGTATCGCAGCTGGTGGACGCACCTCGAGACGTGCAGCGGTCTCTCCGGCAACATCGACGCGGTGCGCTTCTACTCCGCCGACTCGATCAGCGGCCAGGCCGTGGGGCTCACGGTCATGGGCGACGGTCCGACGCGGGTCTACCTGGTCTCGCTGTTCGTGGTGGATTCCCTGGTCGTGCAGCACGAGATGATGCACGCCCTACTCCAACGCCCGGGTCACCCGGCGCAATACTTCAACGGGCCGTGTGGTGACCTACGCGGCGGAGGCTCTCTATGATGCGAATCGTCCCCCCTGGTAGTATCGCCGTCCGTAAGTGGTGGCTGGCGCTGGTGATGCTCTGGCTCGTGGCCGCGAATGTCGGTCTCGCCGGATGGGTGTACCGCGCCCGCCAGAACGCCATCCAGGCGCAAGGGTGCCGCGAGGTGCTCCAGCTGCTCGAGCACCCCGCCGTGTTCCGCGAGGCGATCCCCGCGCCCAAGTTCATCAAGGGCACCCGGATCTACCAGGACTTCGAGAAGTGAGCGAGATCGCGCAGATCGTCTGCATGGGTGTTCCAACAGATCCCGTGTGCTCGGAGGAGGCGACCTCGATGGTCATTCTCCACGGCGGCGCCGCGGGTATCCATTGCGAACGCCACCTCCAGATGCGCGTCGATGAAGTAATGGCAATGGGTCACGGAAGTTGCCGCGTCGAGCGTCTCACGGAGGCCGACCACGACCGGCACAGCCAGTACAGCAAGTGGGCGGATCAATTCCGCGGCAAGCTGTCGCCGCTCCCTAAAGGCCGATATTTCGGCAAGCATAAGAGGCGCCGGTGACCGACTTTGTGAAGTCGGCCACCACCAGTACGCCGGTGGCGAAGTCTCAGGCGGACATCATCGGGATGCTCCGCCGGTACGGCGCCACCGGGTTCGGGTTCCACCAGAAAACGAACACGATCGAGGTGCTCTTCCACATGCCGACCGAGTCGGGGGACGATCGCCGCGTCTGTATCCCGGTGAGCCTCGGGATCGTGCGCGAGAAGCTGGACGGCCCGACGCTCCAAGCCGAACGGCGGCGGCAAAAGCAAGCCGCGGCCATTAGTGACGACCAGGTCGAGCGCGTGGCGTGGCGCGTGCTGTACCTGTGGATCGATGCCGCCCTGTCAGCGGTGTCGCTCGGCGCCCAAACGATCGAGGAGGCGTTCTTCGCGCACCTGATCGTCACCACCGAGGACGGGAAGGACGGGCGCCTCGTCGAGTATATGGCGAACCTCAGCGCCGCGGCGGGGGGCTCACTCCTCCCGATGCCGCGGCGGCTCGCGCTCGGCGCGGGGTCGTCCCGTGGCTAAGGTCGTCCGCGAGCTCGTGCTGATCGCCCGCTCCGGCATCGCCCGGATCGTCCGCCACCGTCCCGAGGACGGCGCGCCCAAGTACGCGATCGAATACGACACCATGGCGGGGAAGGTGAAGTCGACCCCGATCACGATGACGGAGAAGGACGTGAGCACCTACACGAGCCCGACCCGCGGTGGCTATCGGTACCCAACCGTCGAGGAGGCCGCCGCGTGGACCGCCGACCAGCGAGCGGCGCGGTGAGCCAGGTGGTACAACTCGACGACAAGACGTTCCAGCGGATCTTGTCGCTCTCGCGCTTGCTGAAAATCTCGGTACCGGCCACGATCGCGTACCTCCTCGAGCGGGTAGCGAGCGAGGAACCGGCGTGACTATTCGCCTCCTGACGGGCGACTCGCGCACGCTCCTCCGATCCGTGCCGAGTGGCTCAGTCCGGTGCGTGGTCACCTCCCCTCCATACTTTGGCCTCCGCGATTATGGGGTGGCCGGTCAGATCGGCCTGGAAGAGAGCGTGGCCGCGTATCTCCGGCGGCTGGTGGTCGTGTTCCGCGAGGTCAACCGCGTCCTCCGGCGGGATGGGACGCTCTGGCTGAACCTCGGCGATAGCTACGCGGGGTCGTATGGCGCGCAG